GCAAAAAAATAGTCGCAAACGACGAACAATACGCTTTAGCAGCTTAATAACCTGCATTTAGCCTTCGCGCCCTAGCTTCCGCTCGTAAGACGGGGATAACGTGGAGTCAAACCAAAACGAGATCGTGTGGAAGCCACCGTTTGAGGATCGAAGCACTAAATTGAATCAAACTAGCTTAAGTTTAGCGTGTCTGTCCGCATGCTTAAGTGAAATTAAAGACGAGACTAAACGTGTAGTGCTGAAGGTAGAGTAATTTCGGACGCGGGTTCAACTCCCGCCAGCTCCACCACCAAACAACATCACAAAAGATCACAAACGGTCAAATTTATTGAAAAATCAATGATTTGACCGTTTTTATTTAGTGTCTTAATACTGCTCAAAAGATCAGTCAATTTCACAAACGATCACATTTTTTAGTAGTAAAAATGGAAGTAAGAACTTACAATGCGCAAAATCTTACTACCATTTTATGAATTCCTACCATGGCAAAAATCATCAAACAGCTAACCATTGCACAGGTAAACAACGCTAAAGCGGCAGAAAAGATCTATTATTTATTCGATGGGGAAGGGCTGAAACTTGTCGTCAAGCCCAACGGTGTGAAAACATGGGTGTTTAATTATAAACGCCCCTACACATTAAAACGCACAGAAAAAACCATTGGCACTTATCCCACTGTATCGCTTAAAGATGCTCGCCAAAAAGCACTTGAATTCCGCCAACTATTAGCCAATAAGATTGACCCGCACGAATTTGAGCGTAAACAAGCCATAGATGCACTAAAAGAACAACAAAGCATATTCGCCCATGTTGCAAATGAATGGTTGCTCTATCGTGCGAAAATCGGCAAAGAACAAGGCAATTACACAGAAAAGACAAGGATTGATACCGAAAGACGTGTCAATGCCGCCATTGATTTAATTGGTAACGTACCTTTCAAAGAATTGACATTAAAACACGGCTTATCCGTGCTTGAACCTTATCGCCAATCAGTTGCAACGGCTGAATTGAAAAAACGTTACTTGGTTTTAAAGTCAATCGCAGAATATGCCGAACGTTTTGAATATTGGGAAAACAACAAATGGAAATATCTTGGCGATGATCTCCCTGCAGTGAATAAAAATAAACATCACCCGTCAATCCATTACAAAGCCTTACCGGAATTTATGATCAGCCTTGCACGGGCCAACATATCCCAAACAGTGCGACTTGCAATTTTGTGGGGATTACTCAACGCCACAAGGGCGAGTGAAACCGTCAGTGCAAAATATTCTGACATCATCGAACACGAACATTTGCCGAATGGCAAAGTGTGGCAAGTGGAAATTTCAAAAGGCGGGAAAGGGGAGCGATTGCATCTGGTGCCATTAAGTAAACAGGCTGAAACCTTGCTTTCATACATCAAGCAACACGCAAACAAGGAATATTTATTCCCTTCTACGTTGTCAAAGGCGAGAAATGAAAAGCATATCAACAGCCAAACGCCGAATGAAGTGATTAAAACAATGGACGGAGGCAAATACAAAGGCACTATGACAAATCACGGCATACGGTCGTTATTCAGCAGCTATTGCAATGATAATCGCCTAGAACTCGGATTAGATAAAGAAGTCATCGAAATTTGCCTAAGCCATTTGAATTCTGATGAAATAAGAAACGCCTATAATCGGGCGGAATATTTGCCTTACCGATTAAAGACGTTTCAAGAATGGGCCAACTATGTTGAAAAATGTGCGAATGGTTTATTCAAAGAAATTATTGCCGACAAGTCTTAATGTATTCGTTTAAGTCGCTTTCCGCAATCTTGCGGGAGCGACCGAATTTATAAGACTTTAACTTCCCGCTAGAAATCCAACGTTTCACCGTTGCTTCTGAACAAATGCCCGTTTGCACGATCTCTTTTATTGAAAAATAACGTTCCATTATAAATCCCACTCTTTCACAAACACGCCGTCAATCATACGCCCTTTACGGTCTTTGATTTCATCCCATGCCGCTTGCACGCAACTTTCAAAATCAACATCAAGTAGAAATGAAACATCCATTAAATGACGGACAACTCCACAAATTATCTCTAATTTTACCTGCGCTGATAAATCGGATTTTGGTATAAGAGCGGCATCTCTAGCCACTCTAGCAAGGATTAAGCTTACATCTACATTTTTATTTAATGAGACATGATGAATAAAAAGATTAGTTCCAAATTGACACTTAAGGATAACGGCAACCACAAAACAATCGCCAATACGGTCTTTTATTTTCTCTTTATCGTTTCTTGCGATACCTGCACATAGCTCCCCGAATTTTTTCATTAATTTAATGAATTGTTTTTTCGGTGTAGAACCCTTAATCAAATTGCGAGCTTCTGCCCAATTTTCGATGTTTTTAATAAGTTGTGTTAATGTTGTCATTTAATGCCTCATTTGTGTTAATTTTGTCTATTGACAGTTGTTTTTTACTTTTGCGGTCAAAATAATCTAATTCACGTACTGTGCCATCATTATATAAAGCTAATCCACCCGCCTGTGGTTCCTTTTCGTTAAAATAAATAACTTGAATAATCTTCTTCATTACAATCATGACATTTAACTTTAATCCTGCGGAATATCATTAAGTCTTAACCATTCACCACCTTTGGATTGTTCATCGGTAATTTGAACCGCTCTTTGCCGTAAGGATCCATCATTACACAAAGCAATAATTTCTCCGATGTACCCATGGTTGCTAAAATTATTTGACATAGCAATTTGAATAATTTTTCTCCCGTATTTCATTGAAACAGGTTTTGTTGTTGGTTTTATTGTTTTTTCTTCCATAATCCACCTACATTTTTCCCAATCTTTCCCAAAATCCAGTCACTTTCTGACTAAATTTTTTCACAGAAAAAAGCGGTATTTTTTCTTCTTTAATGAAAACGTTGTCGTTTTCATAACAAATCCACTGAAAGTCATTAATCCGTAACCGTTTATGTTTGATTAATAGATCAATTTGTGAACGATTAATCATAAAACCGACAGGTAAAAGTGCATTTTTTACCTTTTGTTCAATTTTTGAACGGTTACAGTTATTGACACAAGTCCAAGCGTCGCTACGCTCCTTGTTTGTTTCGGTGGTCTCCGCATTGGCATCAGTTGCAACATCTGCCACTGTGCCTTTTTTGATAACCCAATTTTTAAGTTTGGTTCTTACGCTTGCAAAACTGAAACGATTTTTCACCCCCACAATTTTCTTTCTTGTTTCGCCGTATTGGTTCGGCTCGCTCTCTTCATATTCCACGCATAACGGCTGATCTTCACGTTTAGCCATTGCGCCCCCTTGCAACTCTAAATAGCTTGCAAAACAAGACACATCACAAACTGCTTGCGCGTCTGCAATAGTCTTATCATCTACATCGTCTAACTGCCATTTTTCTAATTTGCGTAATTCACGCCACACAGAAATTGGCGGATTGCCGTAAAACTGGAATTGACGAATTCCCCAAAGGTTCGCCCACGCACGCACACGTTGCACGTTTTCGTCTAGTTTCAATCCTTCCACTTCGTCTGATGTTTCGTCTTTCTGATTGCCCGCATAAATGTTTTTAGCAATGTATTTCGCAATATAAGAAACGGCAGAACCTTTTGCGTGGTCAATTTCATCGACTCTGCAGCGGTGTTTTTTCGCCCCGAATTCATCGCCGTCTAACTCTAAGGCTTTTGATTTGAATAAACGGATTACTTCTTCTTTATCTTCCGCTTTCACATACACAAGCAAGTGCCAGTGTGGAGTGGCGTCATGGTGTGGTTCAACGCCACGCATGCCAAAAAAGCCGATGCCACGTTTAGCAAACAATGCACGCAACTGCGCCCAATTCTTGCTTAAATAAGCGTGTGTTGTGCGCGGGTCTGCACCTTTCCATTTCTTGTTATTTGTGCCGTTGTTGTGTGTTGCATGGAAAGATGAAGGGGCGGTCATGGTTAAGAACAATGACACATAGCCTTTTTCAGTGGCCCATTCGTCCACGCCACGCAAGCGGTTCATCATCTCGTTAAAACGTATGGCTGGATTACCGGAAGATTTTTGCCACATTGCCATCAATTCCACCTGTTCGGATGGATCATCAATGTTTTCAATAATCATCTGTTTTAAATATTCCAAGTTGGCTTTTTGTTGATTGCGGTAATCACTCAATGCACCTGTTGAAATGTAAGGGCTAACTTTTGCCGATACTTCACCACAACCAATCGCCAAATGCTCAATAAGGCGTTTTTGCGTGCTGCGTAACGTGCGGAACCAGTATTTTTCGCATACCACACGCAACAATTCGCCTTCTTGTTGTTGCACAGAAAGACGTTTCCCTTCTTCGATGCGGTGTTGGCTTTTAAGTGGAAAGCCAATGTTTTTGCAAACATCAGCACAAAGGCGATGTAGTTCACTGCTTAAACGTGAAAAATCGACCGCACTTAATAGCCCAACGGCTTTTTGATTGGCACAATCTTCCACAAAATCGCTTTGCAAGCCGTTAAAGTGCAAGGCGAGTTTGTAGGCGATTTCTTTTAATTGGCGTTCGCCTAATAGATAAAAATGCAAGCCTTGACTATCCACAGGCTTTTGCATTGCCAAGTTGGCTGAATAGTGTTTGCGTTCAAGCAACCACGAAACAGAAATGCGATATTGCTCAAAAACGGCTTCCAAACGATTGGTCAACACATCACGCAAGGTTGTGTTGGCAATGCGGGCTTGTTTATTGCCTAAGCTAAAACTAATTGACCCATCATCTTTCACACTTCGATAAGCACGCAACCACACATTGCGGAAGTGTTCACGTTGGCGTTTGCGTGGCAGATCGGAAAGCAGTTTTTCAACATAATCAAAATGATTAGGGGCAACTGCAAACAACTCCATTTGTGCGGCTGTTGCTTGTGGCAAGTCTAAAGTGCGGTGAGTTTTAACCGCACTTTCCATTCTTGCCAAACGAGTTTCTTCCATCGCTAAATCACGTTTAGCGATGTTATTGTCTCGTTGTTGCTCCCAGTTCATCATTTTATTTATTTCTCCCGATAGCTTTTACATATCCTATAAAAATCAACTGATTAGCCGCATCGTAAAATTCTTTACTCATTGCTAAATCAGATGATGGCGAATCTATGAATCCTTTCTCTTTCCATTTCATTAAAATTTCGCGCTCGGCATTATTTACCTTTCGCATGTCAATATTGTCATCGTTAACCAAGCAGTACATCACATAAGGAATTAATCTCAGCTCTTGTTGCGAAACTTCATAGCCTAATAATTCAATTGATTTTTGCTTGATTTCATCTGTAATCATTCCTCTTGACATTTGTTATCCCCCTTTTGTTATATGTCTCTTGCTGTATTGGCTAAATATTCATTATGTTGATCAAAGTAATCTTTAATGGCTTGATTGGTTGAGTTGATCGCACTTTCCATTTCCGTCAGTGAAAGCACTTCATATTGTGCTAAGGCAAAGTTGCGGACTTCATTCACTGCACCAATAATGGTGTGATGTAATCGCCCAATCACTCTTGCTTTTTGTTTTCGCCAACCGTCACTATCTGCCACGATTTCTAATACTTGAAAGCGGTCGCCAATCTTGGTGATTTGCAATTCCGCACCGCAATCTAAATTGATGTAAATGTCAGTACTCATTTTGTTTTTCTCCGTGGATTGGCTTGCCATTGCTCCCAATCGCTGTATTTTTGTAAAAAGATTTGGCGGGCTTTTGTCGCTAAATCACCGTTTTCAATAAATTCGTTAAATGCCTGTCTTGCTTGTTCTTCATCGCCTTTATCTAAGTGATAGATGTAAGCGAATAATTTTTCCTGTGCCTTATCGAGTTTTTGATAATATTCCTTTGCGACAATGCTCAATGCGCCACGGCTTAAAATCACGGTTGCCATACTTCCCCCTAATTCAATGCTTTATCAATCAATGTGAATTCACGTTCGGTAATGCCTTCCGGAAACTCCCGCGAAATCGACCGCGCTTCACGAACCGCATTGCCGATTTTGCGTTGTCCTTTTTCGGTGTAGTGGCGTAGTTTCTCGCCTGAAAATGTGGTGCTAACAAAATCATTAATGTCGAGTTCTGCCATCGCTAATAGAATGCCTTTTTTACCTTTTGAAAGGTGATTAAAGGCATATTCCACACGGAAACGGCTTTTGCCGATCACATGGCGGCAATCGCCCCAACTTCGCACCTGCTCAACCGCAATTTGATTTTCTTTGCAGTATTTTTCAGCCGCACTTTCTTGACTTGAAACGTACATCACACGCCCCCTTGTTTATTTGCCTTGAATCCAACTTAACCAACGGCCAAACATCCCTTTCTTGCTCCAACTTGCTTTTTCAAGCAGTGCCACACGGTCATGAAGGCTTTCATTCAATAGCACTTGTTGTTGGTTTAAGCTGATTTGATGTTGAAGATGACGTTTAATTGCTTGGTTCTGCACTTCCAACGCTTTCACACGTTTTTCTAACTGATACACATTCACACGTTCTTTGCGTGTTTTGCCGTTGTCGTACACATAGTTTTTACGTGCCATTTTCTTGTTCTCCCTAAATTTTGGTTGCAAAAATCCTGTCGCATGAATTTCTTCAAACGACTGTGTTTAAAAATATTGATGAAAATTAAAGACTAGATGTCGATTTCTTGCTGACGCTCGTCAATCTGATTTAGCGGCTTATTCGCACTTAATGCTTCTGGGCGGTCGTTATAGATTGGCGTTCTGACTCTTGTAATTTGGCTTTGCACTTTTAATTCTGTGCCGCAGTTATTGCAGTAAGCCAACACGTCGATTGACAATAAACCGATTTTTTCGGAAGTTCGCACACGGATGTTATTACTTCCGCAATTTGCGCATTTATGATCTACGTTCACTATTTACCACCTAATTTGTTATACTCAATTTGATTTATTCTCGATTAACAAAGGAACCAGAACTATGAATGAAGAACAATTCATCGAATTAACCGTAGAAAATTCACAAAATCGCCTACGCATTTACGCACTTGAGCAGATTCTTGCGCTTTTCTTGCATCATAAAACTGACGAGCAGCAGCAAGCACTTCATCGGTACTACGAATACATACGTAACCAACATCTAAACAATTTTTCTCTTGATGAAGATCAAGCAGAAAAGATTGAAGCAGTATTTGACGCGCTTGAAGATGTTCTACAGAAGTAGAACCGTTATCAAATAACGTTAATGAAAGACGGTATTTGCCGTCTTTTGTTTTGCGTAGAAGAAATTTCCCGCTCGCTTGTTTTGCTGTTTCACACATACACACCACCTTTTATTGTTTAACTATTCCGAATCACTTCCCAATCCACATCGGGGCGTAAATCTTCGGCTCTTACTTTGCCTTCTGTTGCTTTGATAATGGCGGGAATATATTTCACATCCATTTTTCCACCTTTTAGCCACTGATTTACTGTTGGCTGACTAACGCCGCATTTTTTAGCTAATGCTGATTGCCCGCCAGCTTTTTCTATTGCTTTAACTATAAAAACATTCATAAATAATTTCCTATAACTAAGTTTTAGCTATAGATTATAGGTTTAACTATCCATAGTCAATAGCTAAATGAAAATTTATTTTCTATAGCTTTAGTTATAAAATCAAAATATAGGAGAAATTATGGCAACTTTATCTGAACGCTTAACTTCATTAATGTATGAAAAAGGCATATCCCAAGCGGAATTGGCAAGATTAATCGGCATTAAGCAGCCTTCAGTTTTTAAGATTTTGAGTGGCGAAACTAGAAACCCTAAAAAAATCTTAGAAATTGCGACCGCACTTAATGTTGACCCGCATTGGTTAAAAACAGGTGAAGGCGACCCTGATCCGTCTTATCGCATTGTAGAAGTGAGCGAACCGCAAAACCCAAACACAGTGCGGATTGATATTTTGGACGTGGAAGCAAGTGCCGGAAACGGGACATATTTAAGCCCAACCGAACAAGGCTTGCTTTCACAAGAATTTGATTTAACGTTCTTCCGTCAACAATTTGGACGTGCTGATGCAAAACATTTGAAGTTGATCACAGTGAAAGGGGACAGCATGGCGCCAACCCTTGAAAGCGGTGATTTGCTTTATGTGGATATTTCCGAAAATTACTTTGCCGCCGATGGCCTTTATGTGTTCACCTTTGACGGTCAAACATTCATCAAGCGTTTGCAAAAAGTGGGAAAAGAAATGCTCGTCATTTCCGACAACCCAACCTACAAGGAATGGACATTCACGCAAGATGATGACGTGTTTATCCACGGCAGAGTAGTATTCAGCATGCCGATGAAGTGGCGGAAGTGGTGATTTATTTTAATAAAACAAACCTAAGGAAACCCTAATGAAAAAGTCACTGCTAATTCTAACCGCGCTTTTGTCTATCTCATCTTCAGCTTTTGCTGAGAATTTCCCGCCAACCTATAAGAAAGCGTTGAGTGGGCTAGATATTCTTGAAGCAGAACTGCAAGGAAGTTTTTTATCAGTGACATTTAACCGCGACGAAATCGGCAAACCAATGCTTAAAAGTATTATCAGCAGCATTTGTTATCAAACATATTTGGATAAAAAGTTTGCCAAAACATTAGACCTGAACCGAGTTATGATCGTGAATAAGCATTACACTCATAGCTTTAATTTTGAGACAGATGTGAAGCAATATTGCAAAAACATAGGCAAGTTAAATGATGAGCAAGCGGAAGCACAATTCCCTTTTGATAGCTATGTTTCGGAGAATTAAAAATGCAAAAACTTCTCTTAATTCTAACCGCACTTTCCCTTGCTTTCTCAACAGCAACTTTTGCCAAAAGTAAAAAAGCGGATGCGGAACAGTTTAGTTGCAGTGATGGAAAACGTACTTGTAAGGACATGGATAATTGCGATGATGCTAAATTCCATTTAAGAGAATGCGGCATGCACAAACTTGACCGTGACCACGATGGCGTGCCTTGTGAGAGTATTTGTCAATAAAGATGAAGAAGTGGCAGCGATTAACCCGATGGATTTGTAGGGGATAAAATGAGAATAAATGCTCCAGAAGAAATTTGCTTGTACGAAGAAAAAAATCTTATAAAGACCCTGAAATTTATTCATGATATTTATGAGATGGTGAATGTTTCATCGGAAATAATTAAGATTGATTTTGCAAATACGACGAATATGACCGCAGCAGCTTCTGTTGTTCTGTTTGCACATATTAATTATTTGCAACTAAGGACAAAACCGAATCGTTTTATTTTTGAAAATCTTGCATTAAATGATACTGAGCATAAGGATTTCTTAACAAAAATCTATGCAAAAGCCTTAAGAGCGGGTTCTGTGCAAGCATTAAATCGTCTTGAAACATCGAATAATCTTTATCAATCTGGGATTTTACCTTACGAAAAGTTACCTTATTTAAAGGTTTTTTTCAGAAATATTCGAATGCAATTAGGTGAAGAATCACTATTATTACCGACCATATCACTACTTGAAACAGCAGTATATGAAGCATTATTAAATGTCCATCATCACGCTTACTTAAACGTGCAAGGAGAACCGACAAGGTGGTGGCAATATCTTTACTTTGATCCCACTAAGAAAACGTTAACATTCATCATTTATGATTTAGGGATCGGAATTATCGAATCGTTTATAAAACATAGCGAAAAGCAAAAAACATCAGTTTTTCACTCTAAAACAGATATATTGAAAGAAACATTAAAACCTGGCGTCTCCCGTTGGAATCAAATTGAACGTGGAAATGGTTTGGCGGATATGATGAAGCCAATCTTATCTGATGTCGCAGTTTGGATATTAACAAATCAAGTTCATTTAGAAAAATCGCCCCAGTTTGATATAGACGTTTGCTATGAAACCAGTTATAGTTTACCAGGAACGCTTGTAGAATGGCATTTTGAATTAAGGAACAATAATGAAAACGAAAAGAATTAATGTGCTTAACGACTTTTCTCCATTAGCATTTGGAAGAGATGAAAATGATGGGCCTAACAGCGGAAAAAGATTTCGTGATGAGTATATCCGACCTATTTGGAATGATTATGACAAAATCGAAGTGGATTTTAGTGGTTTTGATGCTAGCCCGGGCTCTTCATTTTTAAGTTCGGCATTTTTGGAATTAATTTCTAAATGTGGTTTCTCCTATGAAGAAGTGAAACAAAAGCTAGATATTTACCCCAAAGATAGTGTTTATCCATCAAGTGTTGAATATCTTCTTGATAGAGCAAAAGTATGAGTGATGATTTTATTTCGAATGTTATAGCATTTCTTGCTTTATTATTCTCTATTTATAGTTTGTGGCAAACCAAGAAAAGCGAAAAATTAGCTAATCAAAGGGAAGAAAATCGAGATAGAACTCACAACGTTTTTGAATTAGAACAAAAATTAGATTTTATTCTTGCCAATAAGGACGATGAAATTATAAGGTATAAAGTTGAAACTTACCAAAAAGATTTATCTACGTTCTGTAAACAATATAAATTGGATGCTAGCGCTATTTTTCGTGTTTATACTCGAATTTATGTGCCATTAACAAATGATGGTGAAGATGTTCCACTAGATTTAAAGGAATTATTTCGCTCTGCTAGTGAACTTATCAACTTGTTAAAATAGCGGTCAATCGACCGCTTTATTTTTTCACTTTCTTCACTTCCACTTCTTCATCTTCCACTTTCAATTCGCATTCAATTTGACTGGTAAAGCCGCCATCTGAAAGATTGTGCGTTACTCTTGTGATCAGCCAAGTTGTGGCATCAATTTCTGCCTTGAACCCTGCAAGCTCAACGATAGTTTCCGGCATCAACATGGGGTCGCCCAAAGCAAGCGTTAGATTAAATGTGGCAACGCCTCGTTTTAACTTATCAAAAGCGGATTTAGCGGCAATAATTGCCGTTTTTTCGGTCGCGTAGGTGTGGCGTAATGTCTTTATTTGTGTGCTGTCGCTTGTGATTGGTTCTTGTTGCACAACTACATTGTATTTTCGTTTGCTTAGCCGTCTGCCTTTTACTGTACCATTTTTCAACGTTCGACCTTTTGTCATACGTTGTTTTTTCACAATAGATGTGTTGGTATCTACCGTTATTTCGCCGCGTTTGCCGCTATCAGGGTCGTGCCAATAGGCTCGGACGGCTTTATAGTTTTCGCTTTCGGCAATCGAAAAGTTGTAATTATCACCTTGTTTTTTTGTAATTTGATAAGCCGGTAAAGGCTTACCACTTACACTTTGCCCTTCACCTAAATTCATAAATAGCAATACGCCATTTTTCACGGTCGCCATAGCGTCATATTGCTCGGCAAGGCGAGTTAATAGGTTGATGTCACTTTCGTTGGTTTGGTCTATATGTTCTATCAGCGCATTGTGTAATCCTGCAGCAACAAAGCAATTTAAACCGTGTGACTTGGCTATTTGTTGTACTAGGTCGCCTAGGTGAATTTGGTGGAATGAGCGTTCTTTTTGCTCGAATAGACTGCTTTTTAGATCTGCGCTTCTTGCTCGAATTGCTAATCTATCCGGTGCGCCGCTAAACTGGATTTCGTCTACGATGTAACTGCCTTTTCCGACTAATTGTTCTCCTTTCCAACCTAGTGCCAGATTAATCGTGACGTTGCGCGATGGCAAAGCTAGTTTGCCGTCATGGTCGGAGAGTTCAATTTCTAGCATGTCGGCTTCCAGTCCTCGATTGTCGGTAAGTGACAGGCTAATCAGCCGATCAGCAACAACGGTTGTGATGTCTTTCTTTTTTTTATCCTGCGTTACAATTTCTACTGAAAATTGAGGTGTGCGGTGATTGGTATCAAAATCAAACATTAGAATTCCCCCATTATTGCATCAGCAATGGCAATCAACATTGGGTCGTCAGTGCGTTTTAGGTTCATGGTGAAGTCAATCGCACGTGGCGCACCATCACCAAAGAATTCGGTGCGGGTTTCTTGGATATTTTCAATCACAAAGAAACCGATAATTTCAAAGGTTGCACCATCAATCAGCGGGAAAGCTCCGCCGCTGTCTGCCATTAATTCCAATGCTTTAATGGAAAATCTGCCACCCGTGATTTCGGGAATAAGTCGCCCGCCGATTGTCACGGTTTCGCTTTCCTTACCGGTGAATTGTGATTTTGGCATTGCCCCGACAATGGCATTGGTTGGATGTCGCCAATTTGATGTGCGGTCTAAACTTTGAAAAGGTACAGTTTGCCGAGTGAACACAAACATGCCCAATGTGGCAAGTGCGAAGTTTTGGAACATTATTTTTCTTCCTTAACTTTGACTGTCATTAATGCCAATAAAACATCAATAAAAATAATCCAACCCCACCCGTCAATGTTGTGATACATCAAAAAAGTGGCGTACCCTGTGACGGCAATAATTGATAAAAAATAGAAAAAGAAGATTAGAATTGATTTCATGTTCTATCCTAAAGAAAAATGCGGTCAAAAATCCCGTGATTTCTGACCGCACTTGATGAATTAGCGAAAGAGAAATGCAATGCCGAAAATCACAAGCAACCAAAAGTTAATGGAAAGAATGAAGATTCCACGCCATACAATATACCGTGGCATATTTAATAAATAATCAATCAGTTTCTGTTTCATTTCGTTCTCTTGCTTTTTCTCGCCATTGCATTAATTCGGAAAATGTCATTTGCTCAAAGGCTTGTGGTGGCCAATGAAAAATCAGTGCAATGTCCGCCATGGCATCTTCTACCGTGGCGGCAATCATTATTCGGTCGCTTCGGTTTCCACTTCCGAGTTCTTCCCTAAAAAACCGACAGCCGCCGCAGCAAGCTCGGTAAAATCCGCCACTTCCATAGTGACAAAGTCGGATTTGTGTAAAACAGGTGTGGTGACACGTACAAGTAACACTTGTAATGCGTCCACATCCATTTGCAACACATCAAACATTTTTAAGCCTTTTAATGCGGGTACCGTTGGTTTATTGACGGTGATTTCCGTGATTTGATTTTCGCCACGAGTAATTGGGTTGGTTAACGTGATGATTTTGGTGTTTTCTGTTTTCATTTTATGTTTCCTTTAAAATCCCTCTTTTTGTAAAGAGGGGAGGGGGATTTAATAAAAGCCCCTTTCGGGGCAAGGTGTGTGTGAATTAAATGCCGATTGCTGCGCGATGTTCTGCTAGGCGATCAACGCCACCGACAATGAAAACGGAATTGATTAAGTCAATTTCCACAAGGTCTTTGCCGTTTTCGATGATTTTGTAGTAGGTTAATGGCACGGTGTAGCTTTGTTCGGTGTCATCGCCTGATTTACTTGTGCCGTTGTCAATCTCTCCAAAGCGACCACGCATCACCAGTTCAATTGAAACCACTTCTTCGGTGTCATCTTGTTGATAGGCTCCCGCAAAACGTAATGCTGTGCCGTCAATTTTTCCGCCAAATTCTTTGATAAGTTCGGTCATATAACCGCCCATCTTGAATTGCGCTTCCAAGCCTTCTACGCCTAAATTCACTTTTACTGGGCCAAACATGCCGCCTGCACGGTATTCTTCCAGTTTCATCGCCAATTTAGGTTGGGTGATTTCGGTGACTTGGCCACGGTAAGAATTACCGTCAGCCAAAAAATTCATTAATTTGAGTTTACGAGGTAATGCCATTTTTTACGCTCCTACTTTTGCAATGTTTGCGGCAAATTCCACAAGGTATTCATCGCTGATATATTGGTTAAAGCCAAGTTGTTCTAACGGTGGAACAGGGCAGTATTTATAAGATACAAGCAATTTTGCATCTTTTAAGGTTGCGGCAGTATTGAGGTTGGCATTGATAAATGCTTTGCCACCGATTAAATAACCTTGCGTCACATATTCACGCCATTTTGCGTTGATCGCTTCTACGATTTCTTTTACAAGATTCACGGAGATGTCTTTATCCATCGCCCAGTCAAAGGATTGTGCAATGGTGTCTTTCAACACTTGTGCCGTGCGAGTGTAGTTTTCGTAGATAAATAATTTGTCAGCCGAACGAGTGCGTAATCCCCAGAACTTAAAGCCATTGTGATAGACACAACAAGTAATGCCTTGTTCGTTGAGATAATTCACGTCGGTTGCACTGTCGTTAATATCAAATGAAAGTGGCTTGGTGAAACCTTCCACGCCAGTTAAACCTTTGTTTGAAATTGAGGTGTGCCAGCCGTATTCTTTATCTTGATATGCACGCATTGCGGCAGCGCGAACAACGGCATAATCCACTTCGGTTTGTTTTGTTTTTGGGTTAAACGATAAGAAATCACCGAAAATCAGCATTAATTCACGTTGTGAGAAATTGCGACCGTATGTCACTGCTTCTTCTTTGGTTTTTGCTGAACCGCACGATGCATACACAAAGCCATTCAATTTTTTAGCCACGCTTAAAAGCTCGGTGGTGACGTCTTGGCTGTCATATTTCGGGATACAGAAAATACGTGGTTTGACACCACAAACTGCAGCAGACACGAGGAACGCTTTTAATCCAGTATAATTGCCTTCGTTATCGACTGAACCTATCACATTGGCTTTCATGGTGCTTTCATCTTCGTTTTCTTCCACGCGAATGACGACAACTTTACAATTCACAATGTCCGCAATGCCATCTAACGCACGTGATAGTGTGCCTTGTTTACCGGCTTTCGCTTGTACTTCAGCGGTGATACCTGTTAAAAGAGTGGGTTTGTTGAGTGGGAAAACAGTTGCGTCTGCATCTGCTGCCGTTGCCACTAAACCGATCACGGCAGTGGATGATGTGGTGAGTGTTCGCAAGGCTTCGGCAATTTCCGTTACCTTGACCCCATGGAGATATTCATCTATCATAATTTTAGCCCTGTTGTTGAGAGATAGGACTATTTTGTAAGGATTTAAAAGCCAGTGGTAGTGCTTGGCGTTGTGGTATTTAAACTAACAAAGGGCGATTAGGTAGAGACGGACGGATAAAAACGGCGGAATTACCCGCCGTTTATCTTAAACCTTATCTGGCCAAGGATCGGATGTTGTCCACATCATGGCGGGAGGTCTTAAATTTTTTGGCCCAATATCAGGAATTGCATCATTGCCTTTTATTTTAGGGTCGGCGTGGTATGGGGTAAATCGCATAAAATTAGCATCGCCTACCCCTCCCACATAAATACCTGCAACAGCTCTATTTGTATCATCATCGTATAGACTGAAACCACACGAGTCGTCAGCTCTAAAACCAAGAGGAATCCCACTTGTACCAATAACCTCAACTCGACCTGCTTGTCGTGGACTATAATCTTTTTCTTTTTTGCCTAAATAACCAAACAGCCCCCAAGACAATCCACCCATATGACATGATACAAGGTTGCCTTGCCTGCGGAATTTAATGTAAGCACCAGGCTTTAGGTTTTTAGTTACAGCATTAACCAAACCTGTATCACCATCTATCACCACCCATTTCCCGTTGCGTTTTTGCCATTTCCAGGCTCCGACTCCACCGCCATCTGATGACTCATAGATAGTCCCGTTAGGCTCATTGCCTTTTATTTTGGGCTCCTCTCCTGTTATTTTGTCACCTGTTGTATCGGGCTTATCAGGGCGACCTCTACCAAGCACAACGGTTATGGCTTTAATATCTCGCCCGATTTGTTCGATGACCTCGGGTAACTGTTGTAAAAGGCTCATTAGCTATTTCTCCCTTTTTGATAAGCCGCCTTTAAATCCATTTCTTTCAATGCGTTAATTTCCTCAATCACGCCATCTAAACTCTGTTTAAATTCCGTCAGTTTAGTGGTTAATGCCTCAGGCGCACTGCTTCCACTTGCTTTGAGTTTCCGCAATTCTTCCGCAAGCTCACGGAATGTATCTAAATCTGCTGATACCTCGCCGCCTAACAGGTCATTTTTAAGTTGAGTGAACTTAGCATCAACTTGAGCCAAAATCGCTTTGTCTTGCTCGCCTAACCAAGTCGAAAATTCGGTTAATAATTGTTGGATAGTTTGTGTCATAGTCGTCCTATTTTATAAGCTATAATTAAATCTGAAAATTCAGGCAAAACAGGTGTACCACAGCCACCAGAAATACCTTTTGATAACGTCACCTTGATAGGTTGTTTTGATTGCAACGATACCGCCACTGCTTGTTTCAACTGCAATTTCACGTCGATAGCCCGTTTACAGTCTTTCATCGCATCATTCCTCTACGCGTTCTGCAGGATAATAGCTATAACGCGTAATCTTTCCGCCACATAGCGTGTCTCGCCAGTTGCTCGTATTTGTGATTTTTAACGCCCAACTTGCGGTCTTCCACCTTGTGTTAGCTAAACGGTCGCGCGTGCAAGTAATTTTGATGTTGTTATCAGATAACGCAATACCATTGCCTTTTGTCAAATGGATAACTGGATCTTTGCTATCAGGCACAATAAACAAGTCAAATTCGCTATCAGCAAAGCCTTCTGGTACTTCTTTTTCATCTAGCGTTAGCGTTTCGCTTTCATCGTCACCAAATTTCCAGTTAAAATTAATGATCGGTTTGTCTTTAGTTATCATGTTTAAACATTGCCCCTAATTGATTCGGGCTAAACCGCCAACCATTTTCTCCACCGCAAATCGCATTAAAACACCACTCACTGCAAAAGTATTTTGAGCGTTTTTGTTTGATGCCTAGCACAATCCCTAATGCACCCCACCAGTCATATTTACAGCCCAAAGTGCGGTCAAAATATGCTTTAATTTGTTGCTCGGTGACATCGTTGAGGGGGATTAAATCCCATTTGGTGTTATCGGACACATCAATCTGTTTGCAACGCACCCCACCGTCTTGTACCGATGAGGAGTAGCAGTCATATACTGTCGTATGCTCATAATGGTGTCCGTTAGTAAATTCAATGCGCTCTACCGCGATTTCACAATGCGAGTATTTCCCCTTAGTAAAAAATCGGGTAATGCGGTCGGCTATTGCTTTAACTGGCTCTTTGCGCCAGTCACGTTTGTGTTTGTATAACGCCAAATAAATTGCCATAAGTTACTCCGTAAAAGTCGTCGTCCAGCCGTCTGAAAAATCGTAATTGAGCGGATTTTCTGCCTGTTCCATTAAATGCTTGTGGCGTTCTGCGTTGGCAAAATCCGCTTGCTCATCAGCAATCAGTTGCAAGGAAAGCTCGTCCAAAATGGCTTTATTAAATGAAACAAACACATTCTCCATAGTTTTCCATTGCATATTGGGCGGCAGTTGCTCAAGCGTTCGCATAAAGGTGTATTGCTGACGGCTTTCATCATTGGAATGAAACCATTTACCAATCGACCGTACAAACACACCTCCGCGTAAGTTGTCGTGGCGTTTTTGTTTAATACGTTCCCACATTTCGGCTTGTTGTTGGGATTTGATTTCGGCAATCTTCACTTCATCTTTCACCCATTCTGTGCCATTCCACTTGCAAGGCTCGGCAAGCGGCGCAAGTGCGGTTAAATTTTCTGGCAATTCACCCAGTGCGGTATGTTCTACTTTTTCACCCGTTTCCTTGCTGTAATATGTGCCACGGCGGTCAACTTGGTATTTCCAACTGTTGTCTGCTCGTACAATGACAAAACCTTGTTTGGCTGGCGGAGGTGCATCTAAATAACTGCCTGCCGCAAGGCTACCACCTTCGCTCACATATTCGGTTATGCTGTGGCTATAAATACCTTGGTTGTCAGTGCAATACACAATGATTTCACCACTTGTTTCGGCAAAGCCGTCTTGATTAAATGCTACTGTCATGTTGTACTCCTTACTCAGCTATGCAGATGAAGTTGAATGCAATGTTGCGTGGTCTAGTTTCCCCGCCCCCTGCGTTATTGATATAAATTGATACATCGGCGAAAGGTGTTTTCCCGTACTTCACATCTGATTCGTTTGCAACTTTGATGATTGCATCATTTTGTCTATCTGTCCGGAATACTGAATCGCCTACTGTCAGTTGGTCAATAATATTAGTTCTGTTTGATTCTGCTCTTTGATTCTGGCCAACATATCTGAACTTATGATTATGAGATCTGATCTCGTCATCTTGAGTAGATAATAACGCCCGACCACTATCAACACCACGTCCATTATCCAACCCACGAATAAATTCGCCACGCATATCAGGGAGTGTGCCTGATGGGTATTTCAACGCAAGCTTAGGATAGCGCGACTTGTCAAATTTTTGGCCGTTCATGGCTAAGCAACCTGTTGGGACGGTAGAGAGTGGATAAGGAATAGGGATACCAATAAATAAATCATGTAAGGCATTAAAATCAGTGGCGTTGGCTTTTTTACCTATTTCAGCAAGCAACGTCGATTTTAAATTTGCATCACCTGCCAACGCACGGGCTAATTCTTCCAACGTGTCCAATGCTGCTGGGGCTGAACCTACCAATGCGGCGATTGCGTTTTTCACAAATGCGGTTGTGGCGATTTGTGTGCTGTTCGCGCCTGAATTAGCTGTGGGGGCGGTTGGGACGCCTGTGAACTCTGGGCTAGCTTTGGGCGCGTAGCCTGTGCGGTCTTGGTTAATGGCGTCCACTTGACCTTTTAAATATTTGGTTCGGTTGGCGAGTTGTTTAGCTTGCACGTTAATTACGCCAAGTTCGCCACCCAATACCTTGTCTTGTTTTTCAATGAGATAGACATCATCTTCCCATTGTGGTTGTTCGGTAATTTTCCCCATTTATACTTCTCCAAAAGTAAAGTTTCCGTCGAAATTGATTTCGCCATCCCAACGATGACCGGCCCTTGTAAAATTAAACGCAACCAAATGACAACGTGCAGGGGCATTTTCATTTAAAATCCGCCGCACTTGTTTTGATTCTTCAATGGTAATTGGCTGATGTAACACAATTTTGTATTCTGCCCAGTGCATTCCTTCATGCTCAAAGGTGTCTGACCCATCAAAACTTAGTTCACCATTCCATGTTTTAAGTGATTGATTTTCGATAATATCCACTTCGCCATAACCCACTGACTTCATCACTCGGCGAATGGCTGAAATTGTTCCTTTATGTTTATGAACGTGAATGCTATTTAAAATGGCTTGCCGTTTATTCTCTTCACTCCAGTCATCGTCCCATTCATCAATTGAGAGTGACCAAGCAAGCCACGGCAATAAATTCACGGGGCAATGGTTAGCGCTCCATAAAATGTGAATAGGTACTGGAATTTCAGAAATGGCAGAAAACGTATTAGATAATTTTTTTTCTAGCTTACTTGATCCTGTTGGCAATAGATAACTATTCATCTCTACCGCCTAAACTAACTTGAATTTGTGTGCAATATGCCGCTTGGTGTGACTGTACTATTAAATCATCCATCGGTTTAGTTAGTTTAACGTTCTGCACACCTTCTTGATGTAGTGCGGCATAGATGCCTGATCGAGTAATATCAATGCCAAGTGAGTGTTGCTTATTTACATAACTTGCAATGGCTTGGTTGACATTTCCCATTACAACGCTTTCTAATACTGATGGATAAAGTGTAATGGTTGCTTGGATTTCATAAGTTAAAATTACTGCACTTTCGACTAATACTGTATCGGTTAAAGGGCGGATATGCTCTGCATTCAACTGTTCTTTTACCTCTTTAATTAAATCTCCATCTGCTGTTCCTTGTCCTTCTGTTGACAATATAGCGACCTTCACCGTGCCAGCGGTTGGGCTTGTCACATCAACATCTTTTATTTTTGCCGATGTAGATAGTGCATGGAATTCATAGCTTGCACGACTGCCAGCTGTGGTTAATCCTTCTAATGACATTTGAATGCGTGTTCGAAAGCGTTCATCATCTTCATATTGGGGGGAAATAGGCGGGTGAGCGTTTAAATCTCCCGCTTGAATGATTAATCGCTTAATGCCGAATAATGCCCCTAATTGATCTAAATCTGAGCCTCTCGCATAGGCAAGCATTACGGCTTTAGCAGATTCATTAATATGCGTTCTGAGTAATAATTCTAAATAAGCATTTTCTTCTAGCAATTTGACTACTGGCTCGCTCTCCAATTGTAAGCGAGCTTGCCAATGTTGCCGCATCTCATCACTTTCTTGTAATGACAGAAACTTTTCTTTTCTCTGCGTCAGTAAGGTTTCATAACTGAGTTCCTGCACAACTTTTGGTACAGGCAAATTGTTCAAGTCAATAATATTGTTCATGATTTATGACCTAATAAAAGATGGTTTTCTTTGATATGTTGCTGATATTGCCCGCGTGCGACATAGCTTGCCACAATGCCACCTTCAACCAATTCAGGTTTAAATTGTGTGATTTGTACTCGTGGTTCCCAACGATTAATCGCTGTAACAGCGCAAGCCGCCAGTTGTAATAACAATGTGTGGCTGATTGGGCGGTCTATTAGCAGGGGAATTAAACTGCCATATTCACGCCGCTGAATACGTGAACCAACAGGGGTTAGCAAAATATCGGCAATGGATTGTTTAATGTGGTCGCTTTCGTTTTTTAATGTTTCGCCAGTGTATCGATTCATTATTCTGGTTTTCCTGTTTTACTTGGGCCACCTTGTACGCCACCGTGTTTATGGGTAATTTGACTGATTCCCCCTGCGACCATATCGCCTGTTGATGTTACCTTTCCGTCAATATTCACATTGCCTTTGATATTGATAGTGGGGCAGTCAATATCAATTTGATTAGCGGCAGTAATACTGGCGGTTTTGATACCTGTCACAACCAATGCGCCACTTGCTTGGTTGTAAGTGATTTTGGCTCCGTCAGCAAATTCAATGACGTGTTCGTCGGCTGAATGGCTTGGACTATTTTGAGTGTAAAGCCCTGTGATGATGCACGCTGTTGTCAGTTCACCACTTGCCGCCAAGATGACGCATTGTTCGCCTTGTGTTGGCGGTGACCATGTTTTTGTCGTGCCTGATCGCATTGTGATGAATGGGATGAAATCCGTTAATATTTCACCGCACTTTACCCGTGCTTTTGCTTGTGCATAATCGACTTCGGCAATTAAGCCAAAGCGGATAATGCTTTCAATTCTGCGGTTGTTATCGGCTGACATGGGCGGATTTCTGCTTGTAATAATTGCCCCTATTTTTGGTGAGTTTGTTTAATTTTGCGAGTGTGTGGAAGTGTGAAAAAGGTGGTAACAAAAAAGGGCTTTCGCCCTTTTGTTTTTATGCCCGATCTGTCATTCGACTTCGCATTCTTGCTTGTTGTTGTCGGTTGATTCGTTCAAGCTCTGCGGCGACAAGTTGGGCGATTTGTCGTTCATTTTGCCCTGCTTGTGCATTAATGGTGATATTGACCGCCATTGGTTGCATCGTTTGGCTGATGCTTGGACGTGCTGAAATTGGCGGTCTGTTATCCACCTGAATTGGTGCTGCAGTGGCAAGTCCGATACCTAAACCACCCGCAATTAAAGCTTGTTTTCCGTAATTTAAGGCGTTCAGCGTGGCGATGCCTAGACGGTTTGTGGCTTCTTTGGTCATGACATATTCGCCACCGTGAACAATGCCCATCGGTTGGTATTTGCCGCCATTTCCGGTGTAGCCGCCTGTTGCGTATTCTGGAATATCGGCCATTGCTGCCATGGTTTGACCAAGCACGCCATTTCCAAACGCGGCTTTCATGGTTTCTTCTTTTAATGCTTTGGCTTTTTGATTTTGCTCGTTGATTTTAGGTAGATTATCAATCAACCATTTCACGCCATCAATTAATAGTTGAAGTGGTTTTAATGCTAAATCAATGCCAAAAGCGACCCATTCGCCAAATTGTTTACCTGCGCTTGCGGCGGCATCTAAATCTTCTTTTGTGCTTTGGATTGGCGAAAGAAGATTTGTAAACCAGTTAAATACACTTTCAATCCATCCGACAAACGGTTTGAATTTGTCGATGACGGGCTGTAATCCTGATTGCAACCCATTTAAGAACCCGCTGAAGAAAGATTTTACTTTTTCCCAGTTTTTGTAAATCAGTACGCCTGCAGCAACAAAGGCAGCAACCAATAAACCAATAGGGGAAAGCAGAAAGGAAATAGCGGAGCCTAAACTGACAAAAACCATTCTTACCAGAAACAACCAACCGCTAATACCTTTTTTCAGTAAATTAAACCAAAAAGAGAGCTTGCTCATTTTTCCAAGCATTCCCTTGATACCTGATGATGCTGACGAAAAAATAGTTTTCCATCCTCTGAAAGAAAATAAGCTCTTATTCGATGCAATAGCGGCTTTTGTTGTATTGTTAAAACTTTTTGCTAGGAGGGTATTAATGCCGGTTAATTTTGCAAATCCAAGACCTAAACGCGCCACAGGATACAGTGTATAGCTTAATAAAGTAGACAATCCACCGACTACAATCATCGTCGCACCGCCAATAGCAATCCATTTGGAAAAACTACCGACTAATTCTGGATTAGCCTTAACCCAGTTCATCGCTTTTTCAGCTAAAGCGCCAAATTCATCTATTAAAGCTTTGAGCTGTGGTGCATAAGTTGAACCGATTTCTACGAGTAAATTAGTAAAGGTACCGGTTGCTGCTTCCCAGACGTTAGATAGTGTGCGAAGTTGTTCATCCACGCGTTTACGCAAGGTTGCTTGTTTTTCCATTTTAGCAGCAAATTCTTCATAACCTGCCTTGCCTTTTTCAATTATAGTAGAAAGCACCATATTGACTTCGGCATCATCACCAAACACTTGTTTGATAATTTTATTACGTGATTCCGTATCGAGTTTTTTGAGTTTTTCCAATTCTTTGAACATATGATCAAAGCCGCCAAATTCGCCTTTGCCATCAGTAAAATCAATATCGAATCCTTTTGAAATCATGCCTGATTTTTTCAGCTTTTTCAGTTCCTTTCCAATGCTCCCTGTATCCATACCTCGTTGCAATACTTTACGCATAGCATTACCTGATGCCGAACCGTCCATGCCGGCTTGGTCGAACATTGCCACAAATGGAGCAAGCACTTTCGCGCCGTTTAATCCTTTGATTTTAATCATATCCATTGCAGAACCAAGGTTTTTAAAAGCGCCCAACATATTGGTCGGGTCCACGCCTGCATAAAAACCTTTCTGAATCACGTCCATCAGGCCCATCATGTCTTTTTCGGTAGTGCGTGTAGCATCTTGCATTTTGGCGGCAAATTCAGCAGCTTGTTTCGGTGGCATTTCAAGCTGAACGGATAAATAAGCCGCAGCTTCGCCGGTGCCGCCAAGAATGGTGTCAACCCCCATCCCTTGACGAATAAGCATGGTCATTAAATCTTTAAAATCAGCGGTTGTGCCCGGCAATCTATTTCCTAACTCGGTCGCAAGTTGATTGATTTTTTCATAACTGTCGGATACTTTGCCGTCTTTATCCATCATTGCCACTTTTAAATTTGTGGCTGCACGTTCTGCAGCTGCAAATTCTTGTGTCGGCTTTGCTAATAATCCGGCAGTTGCCACCCCACTAATCATTGTTTTCTGACCGAAATTAGCCATGCGGTCACTTTTATCTTTTATCCATGATACTTGAGCTTGATATTTATCATTCCTGGCTTTGGCGTGATTAGCTTTTTCAAGCGCAGACTTTTGTTTCTCAATCGCCGTATTTGCCATTTTGATTTTTTCAGCTAATGTTCCCTCATGTTGTGCAAAGTTTTTAGTATCAACCCCAATTTCTTTGAGTCTTCTTTTTAAATCACGAAGTTGAAGTAATTGTTGCGCTTTTTCTCGGCGACTTGCTTTCCAAGTGGAATCTGCTTGAGTGATTTTTTTCCTTGTTGAACCAATATCCCCTTTTAATCTTTCATATTGTTTTGTCAAATCACTAATTCTTGCACGAACGCCTAAAGCGGAAACCACATCCCCTTGAGAAATTAATTTAGCATGATAAAGTTCCGCATCTTTAATTTTTCCTTTTAAATTCACGCGGTCATCTTTCATTTTTGAAATTTTATTGCGCAAGTTGTCTAATTTTTTAGCGTGTTTGTCGATAGCCTCCGTGCTTTTTTTTATGTTTTCTGTTGTGCGCGAAAAAGCCCTCATTTGATTTTGTACTTTTTCAAGATCTCTCAAAGCAGACTTACTCTGTTTTAACTGTTCAGAAAGTGCATTCACGCTTTTGGAGGCGTTTTTTATCGGCGCACTCATTTTATCAATGGCGTTTAACAAAACGGTAAGTTGTAAATTATTCATATTTGCTCACTTCTTATTGACAAATTTTACTGTTTGGCTTAATAATCGACCTAATAAAGGAGGACATTATGGCGATGATACTGACAATTATTGGTGCACTATTCATTATTTGCTTAATGCTGTTTTTCGTCGGTGGTTTAACTTTGACTATGGTTTCGGCTATTTTCAGTATGGCAACAGTTGCATTTTTCCCAATTACCGCATTAGTTTTTCTGCTTTGGTTACTCACCGATAGCCTTCTTCTTTCTTTACTGCTTACTGTTATTTTTGGTTTTGTTGTAATGTCGTTGCCTGATAAAAACGCAAACGCATAACTAAACTGACAGTTGCTCTAGTATCAAATTTTCAATCAATTCCACATCTTCATCACTAAAGCCCAGCAATTCACGCTGGGCATATTGCACCTTAACACCTTTGTTTCTATTAACTGTGCCTTTCAACCCGTATTGATGCACTGCAGCAATGGCGGTACTTGAGCCATTAAACCCCACTGAAACTTCATTACCATTTGACCGTACTTTTAAATGTCTTGCGGTTCGAAGTTTGGCAAACATGGCTTTGCGTTTGATTCGTCCTTTCTTTTTTCCAAATTCTTTACGTGGTTTTCTTGGCTCAAAAGCAGAACCATCTGGATTTTGTTGGCGTGCAATTCGGTTTGATTGGCTTTTTCGCAAGGCTTGCCCGATTTTTCGCCCAAGCTGTCTGCGCGCCTGTGGAGAAAGATTGGCAATAAGTGCGGTCAATTTTGCCTGAACTTCTTCTACTGTTGCCATTAGATTATGTCACCCTCAAAAATTAATGAATCCCAGTTTTCCAAATAGACTTTTATTCGGGTTGGTTCGTCCCATACTGGTTCTTTTGCATAATGGATCTGCACGTTATTCCCGTCTTTTTTCGACACGACACGCTCAGTGAGTTGGATTTCGAAACTAATGTCAGCGGTGTTGTTATTGTTGTAATCCACCTGGAATTTAAATGCATTCTCTCGAATTTGTGGATTTTCTAATATTTCAGGTTGATTTGTGCGGAGATAAGCCATCATTGGCACAATCAAGGTGGCAATATCGCCTGCATAATCAGTCACCACTACATTGAGCGTGTAACGATACTCAAAACTTAGTGAAGTGCTACCTGTTGCAACAACTTGACCGCCGTCAACATAAAGCTGTAAGCGGTCAGGATTTTTCACAAAGTCTTGGTGACTTTGTTCAAGGATTTTGCGCAGTTGGTTTGGCTTTTTCATTTTCTGAAATTCCGTTGTTGCATTTCGTATTTTTGCTGACAATCCACGCAACGGGTTACGCCTTGAATTAATTGGCGGCGTTTTTCAGGAATGGGGATGTCGCAATCTTCGCAATAAAACGCACTGATTGCTTTAAAAGTGCGGTGTTTTTGTAACGCAATATCACGTGTCATTTGTTCGAGTTCTTGCGCACGGTCAAATTGATCGGTCATTGTTTTTCCTGCTTATTAAATTCATCAATGCATTTCTTTAATGCTTGATTTTCAACAATGCATACACTTAGCTTTTGTTGGCTTTGTAGATAGGCATTAGCCAAATCGCCGTTTGTTTTAATTGTGGCGGCAAATGGCGTACATTCTGCAACTTGTGGGCATAGAATTGGCTGTTTAATGATTTTCGGAGTTGTTGAACACGCCGCTAACATCATCAGGGATAAAAGTGTCAGCCCAATCTTGGTGTTTTCTAAGTGCATTTTTTAAATCCTGTGTTTGCTTGGTTTGAGAGATTTTTAACTGATTAATGGCTTCCGTGAGTGCTTTTTGTTGCTCATTGAATTTATCCACGCTTTCATTTAAGGCAACGTAAGACGCTTCCCATTGTTGTTTTAATTGTTCCTCTTTGGCGGCTTCGGCTCGCCAGTGGTTGGCTTGCCACCCTTGAAACAGGATAATGGCCACAAGCATAAGCGGACCAACCAATAAAATGTATTTTTCTTTTTTCGTTAAGAACCCAAACATAATTCTTTCTCCTTTTGTCGTCTTTCAATTAAGCCTTTCAGTGGAACGCCGTTTGCATAAATCCATCGTTCAAATTGACCGCACATGGCTTTGCTATATCCTTTCCGTGCCATTTTAAAAAGCGTGCTGTTTTTTAAGTTCCCGCATCCTGCATTAAAGGTAATTGACACTAAGGCATCAAATGCACCTTGCGGCATTGCTTGACCGTTTGCATACGTATTCACACATTTTTCGGCTTGTTTAATTCCCTTTGTAAAGGCATTTGCAATTTCTTCATCTGTATAGACTTTATGTGGAATGACTTTTTCTACTGCATCTGTGGTTCCTAACCCGAATGTTAATACATCGGCAGGGCAGTTATATGGCACTCTTTGACATCCTTCTGCATTGCCAGTCAATAGCAAGCCTTTTTCTGATGTTCTAATTTCATGCCCGTGTAAAGAGAGTGCAAATCCTACAATCGCCACTACACTGCATGCATATTTCGCTGTTCGTTTAATCATGGTGATGGCTCCGTTGGTTTAATTCTTTTTCTTTTAATTCAAAATCTTTTTTCTTGTAATACCAATTTACAAGGAATGTTGCGACGCCGATCACAATACCTGTTGCTGATGCGACGTCAGCCCAATTTACATTTGAAAACATATCCGCAATGCGTCCGATGAAGAAGGCAAATAATCCTGATATGTAAGATGCTTTTGATGGTGTGTCGTGCATATCAGCTCCAAAGTTGTATAGTGTCACTTGCCACGCTGATCTTTTCCGTGTCAGTTTCTGGCAATATTACTGGTGTTCCGATTGGAATGACTGGCTTATCCATTAAGTGCGGGTTTAATTCGCACGCAATTTCTAAAAGTCCTTCACTGCGGCCAAAATAGCGATAAAGAATGGCGTCCAAGTTGTCATTTTGTTGTGCGTAAACTTCCATTAAATTAACTCCGCATCGACCCGTCTTTTACCGATAATGTCACTAATGGCAAAGCGTGCATCTCGTCTTAATTCGTTGATGCTGTCTTTGAGTAAATCCATTTTCTTTTCGCCATCATTGGTGCTGTCATAGCTTGCGTAACGCTCGTAAAGGTTAGCCAGTGCCAAACAGTTCACCGCGCGTTTATAGCGATAAATCAACACGCTTTCGCCGTTGACTGATGGTGCGGGGATTTGTTCAAGGAAGTGATGTTCGCTTTGTGCTTTGAATGTAGATAATTCATCATTTACACTGGCGATGGCTTCAATCAATGCATCTTGCAAGCGTTGTTCGGTAACTGTGCCGTCTGCACGATATTGATTGCGAAAAGCAGAAAGAGAAATGTCAGGGAAAAAATCATCGTTTCGAATAATATCTTCGCCTGATCCGTAATCTTCCAGTTGTTTTTGCACTGCGCCCATTTCATAATCGGGGGCGAGTTTGATTGAGATTGCACCGTCTGACATAAAATCTACCTATAAAAAAGCGGGGTGAGGATAAAGAGCAACAATCAGGAAAAGAGGTAAAGAAACCTGACCGCGCTTTTATCCGCCCCGCGGGTGCGTGGTTTGCTCGTTATCAAATCCGATTATTCATCGGCTTTGCTTAATTTTTTGCGTAATTTTTTAATGTCGCCTTTCACGCCCACTTTCTGATCTAACCCTAAAGCACGTTCAAGGTATTGCAAGGCTTGTTCAGGATTCTTTTCAACCAATAACAAGCCTAATTCGCGCAACAATCGCGCACGGCTTTCATCTGGCATGTCACATTCAGCGGTGATGCGTTGTACTTGCTCTAAGTACGACACTTCGAATGGCTGATTGGCGGCTTGTGCGACTTTTGCTTGGTCGGCAAATTCTTCCGCCAATAATGTGCCAAGTGTTCGCGTAAACGGTTCAGGTAAACGCAAGTCATGGAATACGGCATAATCTGCAATCTGCAAGGCAAGGTGATATTCCCCGCAGTCGATTGCCCATACGCACCATGTCATCAAGACGTTATCTTGTTTGCCTGTTCCGGCAGATAGCGCCCCTGTAATCCATGGCAGATAATCAGGCAGAATTTGCTTTTTAAATGTGGCTTTGCGTTCTGTCGATTGGATGTTTTTCAAATCCTTTCGATGTCGCGCAAGAATACGGCACATTTTTTCGTATTCCGTAAAGTCGCTTAGATCTTCGGTTTCTGCCGCATTAGCGATAGCGGCAGAAACTTCAAGAAAGTGACGTTTAGTTGGTCGCATTATGATTACGCGTGAGTTGGTGCATCAAGAACGGTGATATTCTTCGCCATCGCCACGGCTTCGTAGTTTTCAACTACATAAGCTTCATTGGATGACAAGTAATCTTCCACACGGTTGCGTTCCGGCACGTCTTTTAAGTGACGACGCATGCGCTCTTCTTGCACATAGATTGACAAGTTGTCGAGTGATGTCACCAATACAGTGCCTTTCGGGAAGTATGGAACGGTTACGGCTTGTAAACCGCCAACACGTTTTTGGCTGATTACAGCATCGCCTGCCGCTTGTTCGCTTGGTTTTGATTGGTTGATAAGCGGGAAGTATTTGTCCGCTAATAAGTCGCTACCCATAATCGCCACAAGTTTTGTGTCGTCACGGTATTGGTCAGGGATGAAATCTTCTTTTAATGCAAAAACTAATGCATCAAGATTTTTATATTCTTTACTTTCACCGATTTCGATTTTGCCTGTGCCGCTTTTCGCTTCCTTCATCACACGTTGAGTGGCTTTTTCTTCGATTTGAACTAACCAACCTTTGTTCACGTCTTGCAACAATGGATTTGTTGCACGGTTGGTTGTCGCAGCCACGCTTGTGCCGTTCCAACCGATCATAATACGGTCTAATGCAATGCGCTCTGCTTTAAGTTTGCCAACTCGTGCCGCAAAGTCAGGGAATTTTGCCCAACTGTCTAACGTTGCATAGTTTAAATGCGTGTCAAAGTTGGTTTGTTCGCAAGAATATAAGTTTTCTTGTAAGTTGTGGATGTCCGTGGTTTCACGTGCTTTAGTGTTGGTATCTGTGCGACTTGCAACTGGTGAAAGCACGCCCAAACGCAATGCAGAACCTTTCATTTCAGTAACTGGCACCACATTGATGCGTTTTAAGAAATCTGAACTTTCAAGCACTGCGTTTTCTAGTTTTTGTTGCATTGTAGGAGTAACGGTAAATTGTCCGCCATTCGCAACGAATGCCACATCTTCGCCGTTATCTTGTGCAACGCCTGCAATGTAAGCTTGGAATTTTTGTTGAGTAAATTTATTCATTTGGTTTTTTCCTAAGATAAATTAAAAGAAGCGGCCGTCAGTTTCAGGTTCTTCACCATAAACTAATGGGCGGGAGTTTTCGGCTTGTGCCGGCTTTTGTTTGAGTTCTTCAAACGTGGCATGGATTTCTTCATTGCTCGCTTTCATTTCTTCAATTTCGGCTTGTTGATTTGCAAAATCGCCGTGAAGTGCGGTCAATTTTTCCAAGATTTCCTTTTGTTGCTCGGCTAAAAGCTCAATGGCACTGGATTGGTCTGAAAAGCGTTCATTATCCGATTTTTCTTTTTTCGCAAATAACGCTTTGATTTTTTCCAACACAGATGGGATTTTTTCTACTTCTTCAACAAATTCCAATTCCGTTTCAACGGCAGCGGTGAAAATGTTGTCCGCTTTTAACTTTCGGGCATTTAAGCCGTTGTGCGAGAAACTTAACATTTCTGTGCCTAAGCTTGCCGGATTATCCGTAACGGCTAAACCGACTAAGTATGCCTTACCTGTGTCTGCAAAATTGGTGTCAATTTCAACGGACGTGTAAACCTTTTGCCCGTCTTTGTTTAAGGCAATGAGTGCGTCAGTTGGTTGGAGTTCTGCTAAAAGCTGTAATTTGCCATCTTCGCGTTCTTCTGCTTTCACGGCTAAGACATCACCAAAGCAGTGAGCATTGGCAAGTTCAGGGAGATAGACGGAAAATTTGATGTGGTCAAGGTTGATGCGTGCGCCGTAGGTGTTTTTTGGATCATAACTTTCGGCCATTTCTTCAATCCAGTTGCGCTGAATTGTGCGGCCGTCAGTTGTTGCCCCTTCTGTTGCGACAATAACCCATTTAGATTTTTTTGCCATTGGTTGTCCTTTCTGTGGTTGGTTTGGCTCAAAGATTGCCATTATTCTGAAAGGTTTAATTTTTGCGGTCTATGGGTTGTTTTTGTTGCTTTTCTGTTCACAGGTGAGCTGTAAAGACTAACGGCAAGCCCCTTTCTATTATGCGGTTGTAAATTGAAAGGATGATGAATGAACGAACAAGTTATCAATCAAGCTTCGCCCGATGTAACGGCGGAAATAAAAAGAAAAGCACAACAGATGTATTTTAGCGGTTATAAAATCGCTGAAATTTCTCGTCAGCTTGATATTGCTTCTTCCACGATTTCAAGTTGGAAAGATCGAGAAAAATGGGATGATGTCGCCCCCGTTGGGCGTGTTGAATTAGCCCTTGAAACAAGATTGAATTTGCTGATTGCCAAAGAAGAAAAAAGCGGGGCAGATTATAAAGAAATTGATTTGCTCGGTCGCCAAATGGAACGCATGGCGAGAGTGAAAAAATATTCTTTCGGTGATGGCAATGAAGTGGATTTAAATCCGAAACTTGCCAATCGAAACAAAGGCGAACGGAAGAAAGCAGAACAAAATGCCATTGATCAGGAACAAGAAGAATTACTGATCAATGGCTTTCTTGATGGGATGTTCAATTATCAGCGTGTTTGGCATAAAGCAAAAGAAAACCGCATCAGAAATATTTTAAAAAGCCGACAAATCGGGGCGACTTACTATTTCGCTCATGAAGCCTTTATTGACGCCTTGACAACTGGACACAATCAAATCTTTTTGTCTGCCAGTAAAAAACAGGCGTTGCAGTTCCGCTCTTACATTGTGAACTATGCCAAGCAAACAGCGGACGTGGATTTAAAAGGCGAAACCATCAAATTGCCAAATGGGGCAGAATTGATCTTTCTTGGTACGAACTCCGCCACGGCGCAGTCTTACCACGGCAATTTATATTTTGATGAAATTTTCTGGGTGCCTAAATTTGAAGAGATGCGAAAAGTCGCATCAGCTATGGCTTCTCAAAAAATGTATCGACAAACTTACTTCTCGACTCCTTCTACAATTTCCCATTCGGCTTATGCTTTTTTTTCTGGAAAATCTTTCAATCGAGATCGACCAAAATCAGAAAAAGTTGAAATTGATATTTCTCATGAAAATTTAAAAAACGGGAAGTTTTGTGCTGATAGCCAATGGAAACAAATTGTGAGTATTTATGATGCGATGGATGGGGGCTGTACTCTTTTCGACATTAATAATTTGATTGCAGAAAACAGTAAAGCTGAATTTGAACAATTATACCTATGTCAATTCGCTGATGATAATACGTCAGCGTTTAAATTTGCCGACTTGCAACTTTGCCAAGTTGACAGCTTAGAAGAATGGCTCGATTACAAGCCATTCTATCAACGCCCATTTGGTAATCGTGAAGTGTGGTTAGGTTATGACCCCGCCTTTACTGGCGACCGTGCAGCGTTGGCGATTATTGCCCCGCCTAAAGTGGAAGGCGGTGATTATCGTGTTTTGCATTGGCAAACATTTCACGGCATGGATTATGAAGCACAAGCGAGCAGAATTAAAAGTTTCTGTGACGATTACAATGTCACCCGCATTGTGATTGATAAAACGGGGATGGGTTCGGGCGTATTCCAAGAAGTTAAAAAATTCTATCCAATGGCAATCGGTCTTGATTACAACGCCGATTTAAAAAATGAGATGGTATTAAAAACGCAAAACTTAATTCAGAAACGTCGCCTTAAATTTGATGGTAACGAAATCATCACCAGTTTTATGACAGTTAAAAAACGTATTACCGGAACAGGGAAGATTACTTATGTTTCTGACCGTTCAGAAGATGCAAGCTATGGCGACTTATCATGGGCAATCATGAACTGCATTTTAAATGTGCCTTATGGTTTAAACGGCGATGTATCAAGTAACCAATCAACCATTTTCACTTTTGAATAGGATTACCAAATGAGCAAAAAATCAAAAAAATCAACCGCACTTTCTACGGGGAATCAAGCACAGGCGTTCAGCTTCGGTGAACCTGTTCCCGTGCTTGACCGTACAGAAGTATTGAATTATTTCGAAAGCGTGTTGATGTATGAGAAATATTACAACCCGCCGATTAATTTAAGTTATCTTGCCAAAGCATTAAACGCATCAGCACATCATAACAGTGCGATCACGGTGAAGAAAAATATTTTGCTTTCTACCTGCAAAACGACCGCACTTTTACCACGCACACAGTTAGAAAAACTGGTGCAAGATTATTTAGTTTTTGGTAATGCTTACCTTGAAAAGGTTGAAAACACATTCGGAAAAGTGATTGCGTTGAAATCACCCCTTGCAAAATATATGCGCGTTGGCGTGAAGAAAGGTATTTTTTATCAGATTGTGAATGGCTTTGATGAATACGAATTCCCGAAAGATGCAGTGTTTAATCTGATCAACCCTGATGTGAACCAAGAGATTTATGGTGTGCCAGAATATTTAGCCGCTTTACAATCAGCTTTTTTGAATGAAAGTGCCACATTGTTTCGCCGTAAATACTATTTGAATGGGGCGCATGCTGGGTCGATTATTTACATGACCGACCCAACACAAAACAAAGACGATATTGAAGCAATCAAAACACAAATCAGACAAACCAAAGGCACTGGCAACTTTAAGAATTTATTTGTTTATATTCCAAACGGGAAGAAAGACGGGATGCAAGTTATTCCATTGTCTGATGCTGTGGCAAAAGATGATTTTTTAAATATTAAAAATGCAAGCCGTGATGATGTATTAGCGGCCCATCGTGTACCACCGCAATTAATGGGCATTGTGCCTAATAATACAGGCGGTTTTGGTGATGTAGAAAAAGCAACGAGAGTATTTTTTATCAATGAGATTATTCCATTGCAAGAACGTTTGAAAGAGATTAATAGTTGGGTAGGGGAAGAAGTGATAACATTCTCCGAATACAAATTACTACAATAGATCCTTTTAAAATAAACAGCCCGCAGAAATGCGGGTTTTTTGTTGCGAAAGTAACAGCTTTTGTCTTGTATAGTATTAATATTTCCCTAGTTTATTATATCAAATCAATCAATAAAACAAATTTTAAAGCCCTGTTTTAACCCGATTTTTCTCCCAAATGCACGCATAAAAAATCGCAGTCAAAACCTCGCCACGCCTGCGCAGTAAATGTGTGTGTTTCAACGCAATTTTAGATCCTTTACAAAGCCTTTTCAGATCTACCGCCTTTTAGATCCTTTTAATCAGATCCTTTAACGCAAAATAACGCAAACAATTGCAAATTTTGGTGATATAATCTTGGCAAAATTAGGCTAAATAACGTCTGAATTGGCGTCCTGTTTTTTTATTGTAGTAAGCGTGGTAGTAAGCTGATTTTATCTTTGAAATATATCTTTTAAAAACAAAGTGATATTTATCTAGATCAGTTTTCGCCAGCTCCACCACAAAATAAACCTATCAAGTCCTGTGGAAGACTTTAAAGCCTTGAAAATAATAACTTCAGGGCTTTTTTATTATTCTTTCAAAAATTTATATAATTATCTTATTGTGGAAGTGGTCGATTTATTTTAATAAAACAAACCTAACCTAAGGAGAATTATGGCGTTAATTAACTGCCCTGAATGTAATAACCAAGTAAGTAACCAAGCTTTAAAATGTCCGTCATGCGGTAAACAACTCCGCAAACCAAAACGTACATTTATGGGCAAGGTTTTTAAATGCTTATTTATTTAATGTATTAATGGCAATTTGGCTGATTGGCGGTGTTGCTTCAAGTGCTTATGTGATTAATAATACTATAAGTAATACTGAAAGAGCAGGTACGCTGCTTGGCACAGGATTAGGCGCAAGTATAATCCTTACACTTTGGGTAATTGGTGATGTGATTCTTGGTTTATTCGTTTTATTAACTCGCCCAAAAGCATAATCCTTTTAATGCCTGTTTTACAACAGGGCATTTTATTTATTTCTTAACCTTCTTCACGTCTATTTCTTCATCTTCTACTTTCAATTCGTATTCAATTTGACTGGTAAAACCGTCATCTGAAAGATAATGCATTAGTCTTGTTAGTAATCATAAATTACCGCTACCTAAAACGCACTTTTAAAAATTAAAGTAAAAAGGCATAATTGAAGCCCTCATTTTTCAGAATTATTTGTTGTAGGAGCAAAAAGATGAAGATTTTATTATTAGATGGTGGTAAAGATTTCGGACATTCACACGGTGAGTTAAACCACACACTTCATAAAAAAGCGAAAGAAGTTTTGACCGCACTTGGACACAATGTACAAGAAACCGTGATTGATGCCGGCTATGATGTTGAAGCAGAAATCGAAAAATTCTTGTGGATGGATGTCGTGATTTGGCAGATGCCAGGTTGGTGGATGCACGAACCTTGGACAGTGAAAAAATACATAGACGAAGTATTAACCGCTGGACACGGCAAGCTTTACCATAGTGATGGTCGCCATCGTGTCAATCCGACTGAAGGCTATGGCACAGGTGGCTTGTTGCAAGGCAAAAAACACATGCTTTCGCTTACTTGGAATGCGCCGGTTGAAGCGTTCACTCGTGAAGGCGACTTCTTCGAAGGCAAAGGCGTGGATGCTTTATACATGCACTTCCACAAACTCAATGAGTTTATCGGCTTGATCCGTCTGCCGACATTCTTATGTAACGATGTAATTAAAAATCCACAAGTAGAACAATACTTGGCGGACTACCAAGCACATTTGGAAAAAGTGTTTGGTTAATTGATAATTGAGAAATATTTGTTTAGAAGGTGAGCATTTGGGCTCACCTTTTTTATTTTTCTCTAATCAAACTTCCTAACGGAGAGAGGGAAGAGGAATAGACTGGCTTTATATCAAACAAGCGGTCTAATTGTGAATTGAATTTGTAAAAACATCTAAAAATCTGACCGCACTTTAAAATAAAAAGATCTAAACATCCTCAATTTGAAACTGCTTACGCCAGCGATTCGGTGAAATCTTATGTTTCTTCAAGAAGTGCTGACGCAAGGCGGTATCGCTATGAAATCCACTTTGTTCTGCAATGTCAGTGATAGATAAATCTGTGCTTTCCAAAAGCTCTCTTGCTCGTTGTAGCCTTGCTTCAATTAACCATTGATTTAATGACATTCCAGTTGCTTTGCGAAAATGTCGGGTGAAAGTGCTACGGCTCATTGACAAACGTTCGGCAAGGCTATCAGTCGAATGAAGTGCGGTCAGATTTTCATTTAAATAAGCAAGCAACGCATTGATATTATGATTAGGTGTGGAACGAGAAATAGGGCGTTCGATAAATTGTGCTTGTCCGCCTTCACGATGAGGGGGGATAACCAGTATTCGGGCAATATGATTGGCAATTTTCACACCATATAATTTACGGACAATAGAAAGACAACAATCCATGGAAGCGGCTGTTCCTGCGGAGGTAATCAGTCTATCTTGTTCCAAATAAATAGGATTTAAATCCCATTTCACCTGCGGAAAACGACTAGTAAAATCACTATCTCCTAACCAATGTGTGGTTGCTTTTTTGCCGTTAAGTAGGCCACTGCACGCTAACACATAGGCGCCATAACATAACCCCACTACTGTCGCACCACGTTGATACGCTTGCCGTAACGCTGTTAATAAAGCCTCACTCGGAATTACTTGAGTATCATGCCATCCAGTCATCACAACAATATCGGCATTCTCTAACCATTCTAAACCACCATCTAAATGTATGTGAAATAGCGAGTTTGTCAGGTTGTCCGAATCGCTAACGATTTTACACTCAAATAACGACTTGCCGTTTAAATCCGACATAGAAAAAACGGAATATGCCATCGCAAAATGAATGGGCATCATTTGTTCATACACAATCAAAGCAACTGTGGGTTTA